GCCCCAGTCCCCGGCGGTGGCGGTGCCCCAGTCCCCGGCGGTGGCGGTGCCCTCGTCCCCGGCGGTGGCGGTGCCCCAGTCCCCGGCGGTGGCGGTGCCATATGCGCCTACCTGACAGAGTTCCTTATCGCCTGCCTGTAGGGTGGCGCCGATCACTGCAACTCCGGCCGCGCGTGGTTCGTTTGCGATCAGGAACTGTGTTGCGCTTGCCTTGTCCCCGATGTGACGGACTGTGCAGCGAGGAAATTTCACCTTGCCGCCGAGGGCGATCAGGTCAGCTATTACGACCTCAACCACCAGCCACTTCGCATCGGCGTCGCCGACAGTGCTACTGCAAACATGGTCGCCCTGGCCGAACAGCCAGCCATGTAGGCCGTGACCGCACCTGTTGTCCTTCTTCCAGTCCGGGGCCTCGACTACTGCTCCGATCTTGTCGGGCCACTGAAACCCGCCGTGACTGGTGAGATCAGCGCTGCAGGTCCTGAGGATGAGAGCGGTGCCTTGCTTCTTGGTCTTTGCTTTGGTGGTCATGTTTTTCTCCAGTGGCGCCATCGCTGGCGCCGGGGCGAGGGGCTACTTGCTGATGCCGATGAAGGGAAGCGGGGAGCCGCTGGCCATGTAGGTGGGCAGCTTTCCGTCCCACTTCTCGACGGCATTGAGGGTCACGACGTCGGGGTTCGAGCGCAGCGCCTGGGCGCGGATCTCGATCGCCTTCGCGTCGGCGGTGGCCAGGGTCAGCTTCGCGTCCGCCTCCCCTTGGGCCCGAGCGCGTTCCTTGTCGGCTTCTGCCTTGGCTTGGGCGACCTCGTTACGGCGCTGCTCGGCCATCTGGGTGGCCTGGATCTTCGCGTTCAGGCTCTGCGTAACCTGCCGCGGGAGGACCAGGTCGGATGCGTAGTAGATGCGCTCGATGTTGATGCCGATGGGCGCCACCTGGTCGCGCACGCGCTTCTCGACGGCCAGCAGCAGGTCCGCCTTACCGGCGCCATAGACGCTCTCGACTGGAAGCTTCGAGGCAACATCGTTGAAGGCATCGCGCACCATGTTCCGCAAGAACTTGTTCGTGATTTCGTCGATTCCCGCCCGGTACTTCTGGAACAGCGTCGTCACCTTGTCGGGGGATACCGAGTAGGTAATGCCGACGGCGCCGCCAACCTTCATGCCCTCAACGGTCTGGAAGCTGATCGCTTCCTTGCCGCCCCAGGTTTCGGTCTGCGTGAAGGTGGGGAACAGGTAGAGTTCCTCGTTCACGCCTACCCAGTAGCGCCCAGTTCCGACCTCGCGCGTCTCCACGCCCTTCTCGGAGCCGTAGAGGTTGACGATCACGCCGACGTTGCCGGCAGGCACCTTCGAACAGCCCGCCAGGACGGCGAGCAGGCACAGCATTGCAGCAGCGGGAATCCGCTTCATTGGTCTTTCTCCTTGCTGGTGGTGGCCGCTTCTTCGCGGCGGGTGTTGGCGAGGTGGATGCCGAGGCAGACCGAGGCGATCAACCAGACGCCGGGGATGGCGAATCCCGCGAAGACCAGAACATCGTCGCGACTGCTGACCAGGGCCGGCCCAATGCCGCCCACCAGGGCGACGGACAACCCTGCATAGGCCAGCAGCGCGATACAGATCAGGAAGAGCTTCCCGGGCTTGATGAGAGGTTTGTTGTCCATGCTTTCCTCCAGGCAAGCCGATGGCCTGCCGCGGTTGTTGGCTTTCGCGAAAATCGGTTGGTTACTGCTGGGCTGCTTCGGCGCGTTCGGTCTGCCGCGTCAGATCAGCCCTCTCTGTTGCAGGTCGTTCAGTTCTGCGTCCGCAAATGCGGCCGCCGCCTTCAGGTCTGCCACGGTAAGCTCGTCGAGCGTCTTGCCCAGGCCCTGGATGTGCCGGGCGAAAGCGCGCTGTGCCGGCCCGTTGTAGCCATGGCAGAAGTCGGCCGCTGCGCGCAGTTCACCGTCGAGCTGCAGCGCCAGGATGTTGAGAGGATCGTTTCTGTCCCAGGCCATGATCACGCCACCCAGGCCACGCCATCGCGGCGAGCAGTCAGACGAGTTTCGATCTTCCTTTCGCCGCCACGGCGGCTGCGCAACATGTGGTCATCGTTGAGCAGTGGCTGACCGGCGACGAGGAAGGCGAGGGCGATCACGGCGGGCGAGATAAGCCCGCGGCGCATGGCTTCAGCCACCAGGGCGGCACGGCGGGTGACGCCGAGTTTGGTGGTCGCTGCCAGAACGCGCTTACCCACCGTGCCCGGCTGCATGCCCAGGTCGCGGGCTAGCTCCTTGCTGGTGCGACCCGCAGCGATGCCCAAGACGCACTGAAGCTCACGCAGGGACAGGCCCTTGCCGAGGAAGCCGGTGAAACCGTGTGCGGTGATGCTGGCGGTGGTCATGCAGTCTCTCCATGTTGACCGGATCGATGGCTTGCGGTCTGTTGCTGTGCGTTTCCTAGGCGATTATTAGGTTTGCCTTTTTTGCTGTCAATAGGATTGCCTAATAATTGCGAGCAGCCATAAGAAAGCCCGCACTAGGCGGGCTTAAGAACTGGTGGGTCAGCGGCTGGAGGGTGCCACGAGATCTTCTAGAAGGCGTAGACCAGGCGACTCGGATGATTCTTATGACTGGGTGTCATAGGAGATGGCGGTCGCCTTTAGCGCTTCAGCGTGAGCGAAAATGTCATCCAAGGACTCAATAGGGTGACGGGTTTCGTTTTTTTCGGAATCGAAAGTTCCGATGTACTTTTGTGATCTGTTGAAGTGAAGACGAGCGATGGGCTTACGGTTGTTGTCATCCAATAGGATACCGAAGTAGCTCTGAGTGTCGCGGGCAGCGATGCGCTTTACGTCAACCACGGATCGAACAATGGCTTTGACTATAGTGTAGCCTTCGATCTCTTCGGCCGTTGTCACCACCCGGTCCTTTTCCTCTTCTTCACCGTGAGAAGATGGTGTCGACTGTTCTGCTTGCGGCTGAGCCACGAGGACGGGTTGTGAGTTTCCGGTAATTGCGGATTTGAGGCGCTCATTTATTTGATCGCTTAAGAATTGCGAGGCTGCCTTTCTAGTAAGCTGGGTGAACTGATCGCGCACCTTCTGAGTAATGATCCCTTCGTACACTCGAGAGGCGAACAGTCGAACAAAGTCCTCATCTGGCTGGCTGAACTGAGAGGCTAGTGCGCGCTTGATTTGCCCAACGTACTTTAGTTCGCCAGCAGCGTTGATGATTGACTCAACGTCAAATGCTGATTTCGTAAGTTTCTGGAGCTCCGGAATAGCATGGTCGTCTATATCCAGAAGGTCTAGCTCAAGGAATGGCTTCTCATCCATCTTGTTAGGTGCATCCAGGTCAGTGAAGAACTTGTAGACCTGGCCATTTGTCAGAATGGATATTCTAGCATTTGTAACGTGGAAGTAACGAAATAGTTGGCTGGCATGATTAATATTTAAGGGTTCGCCGACCTTCTTGCTCTCTATGAGTATCTGGATCTCTCCCTCCTTGAGAATTGCATAGTCGACCTTCTCTCCCTTCTTAGTTCCTATATCCGAAGTGAACTCCGGAACAACCTCCAAAGGGTTGAAAACATCGTATCCCAAGACTGACTGTATGAAGGGCATGACAAATGCAGTCTTTGTTGCCTCTTCAGTCTGGATGGCAGATTTCTGCTGGCGAATCTTGGCGGCCAGGCTGGCCAGTTTCTCTTCGAACTCCATGACTCCCTCCCCGGGGTCCCTTTAAAACAACTGATGGCCAGGTATCTGGCCGCCCTTCCTAAAAGTTGTCAGCCCACCAAATGGTCTTCCCTACAAGACGCCAGCGGGAAGCTTGTAGTCAATCACGCGGCCAATGATTCGAACCGTGTCGCTTACCTCAAGGGTGCGATATATTGGATTAAGAGGTTTTAGATATTCGAACCCTGCATCCCTCACATATTGCTTCACAGTTGTATCGCGCTTTTTCCCCGGCTCGTAGCAAACTGCTACGTAGTATTTTCCACTGATCAGGTCGAATCCTTCTGGCTGTACTAGTATTCGACTTCCTTGGGGGAATAGCGGCGTCATTGAGTCGCCATTAACTACCAGCCAATATCCATGGGGTCCGGCCTTTTCCTCTGACTCCAACCAATCATCTGCATCGCCTGGCTGAAAATTGTCCGGACTTTCTGCCCAGTCGCCAGCCCTGACCCAACTGATCACTGGATATTTATTCCTCTTTCTTGGAGGCGTAGCCACCGAGATCACGTTGGCGTGCTCGTTCAGCGAGCCACCCGCTTGCTCAGGACTGTCCCTGCTTATAGCTCCATGCTCTCGCATGGGGCCTTTTCCAGTTGCAAGCCACAGCGGGCTAACTTTCAGAAACGCTGCAGCATTGAGGAGATTCTCCCCTTCGATGCTTTTTGTCTTTCCGGAGATCCAGTCATTTACTGAGGGCGCTGTGATATGGCAAGCGCGTGCAAGAGCCGCTTGCGTAACCCTCGGTGGGCCTGCCATCGCACGTTTAAGTCGTTCTTGAAGTGTCTGCATTAGGGGAGCCTATCACTAGGTTTATAAGGTATTCCTATTGACCGTATTGGAAGGAGTGCCTAATATCCGGGCGTCGGACTAGCAGAGATACCCCAATGACACCCAGCGAGATCATTGATGCCCTCGGCGGGACAACCCGTGTGGCAGAGCTGTGCGAGGTGAGGCCTCCGTCGGTAAGCGACTGGCGAAAGCACGGCATCCCCCGCGCTCGACTGATGTTCCTTCGAATCGCTAAACCTGAAGTGTTCGCAAAACTGGAGGCCAAGGTAAAAGGCCAAGAAAGGCAGGTCGGCAGCAGAGTTGCCTGATCTGGCCAATCAACTGGCACCTGACAGGGAGGAAGCTATTCATGTTCAAGACATACCTCGACGCTACTTATTGCAGCGCTCCGACTGTGAACGCTCATCGGGCAATAGGGGGGCTCGATCGGGCCACAAGCTCCGCCGACCTTGAGCCCATTCTGCCGTCCGATTCCCACTTGGTGCAGTGCGCTGATGCTGCTGTGCAGGCATCCAGTGCCGAGGTGGCGCAATGATTCGTCAGTTCTTCGTTTGGTTCGGTGGCCTGGTCACCATGGCGTTGATCTATTGGGCGGCGGTCATTCTTCATGGCATCGGCGGCTACCACGTCGAGCTGACGCCGATCATCGCGACGGTGGGAGCCGCCGGCGGGATCGCGCTCATCTGTCATGAGTTTGGCTACAGCGCTGGGCGCAACAAGGCGATGGGTGACCGCCTCTACCCAGATGCAGACGTGGCTTATGTGCACTTTCCCCAAGGCATGGACAGCTACCGGGCTCGCCTGGAGTTCCTGAATCGAGCCATCAAGCGGCTGCACGAGATTGAGTCAGCCAAGGCCAACGATGTTCAGGATCAACGCCCCAGCGATCAGGGCAATCAGCCAGAGGGCGAACGTCATGATTGATGCGCGCCTTTTCTCCCAGAAGGCCCTAAGCGGCGTTATTCCGCCCCGGTCTTCTGGGAAGTACTCCTTGTCCCAATGCCGTGCCTTCCAGCGCCTGAAGGCTTCTTTCAACCAGTTCATGCCAGGCCTCCGAGCCAGTTTCGTGTGGAAGCAAAACGATAGCACGGAGTGTCCTGACGCCACTTTGCGGCCCGGCTGACTCAAACGCCGGAAAGCAAAAAGCCCCGCTTTCGCGAGGCCTTTAGTCGGTAGTCGTTGGAGCGACTGCCTAGGTACTTCTTTGTCTCGAGGGAGACATCAACATGCAACTCAAAAATATCAAAACGTCAAGCCAGGCGCAACAGCTAGCGACCACTGAGGAGGTTGGATTTCTCCTGACCCCCAGCGGGCTCTGTGCGCTCCAGGTCTGCGAGGGGGTTCCCATCGTAGAGGTAATGCAACGTTACGAGGAGTCGCTCAACGCTCTCTGCGTTTTGCTCAGGCGCATGGCCAGGGACGTCGTTCACCCTATGAACGACTCCGAGGCGGAAGCTATCGCGCTGCTCACCGAGGTGGTGGCGGCTATGCACAGTAGCTGCGTGCGCGGCCTTGATGCTACGGGAGGTGCTGCATGAACGCGCTTCTGAGAGCTCGCCCTATTGACCCGGAGAACAGCTTCTTCAAGGTCAACCCTGGACTTTCCAAGCGGGAAGCCTTGGACGAGATCAGCGCACATCGCAAGCAGGTCGACAGCATCCTGTTCGAGTTGGTCCCTGGGCTCCGCGAGGATGTCGAAAGGACTGATCGCGAGAGCTACCTCGAATGGAAAGCCCGTGAGCGCGAGGTGAAGGATGCGCTGGGAGGTGATCATGTCTGATCTCTCGAAGGCACAGGCCTCTCGTCCTCCGCTTCCTGTCGACGGGGAGGTGATGGAGCGGGTCGAGCTCAGTCGTAATGAGTTCGATCTATTCAACCACGCTCGGAGCGATATGACGCAACTTCGGGCTCTGCTGATGGACTCGGTCGTTCCTGCTCTGGGTGGTCGAGGGCACCCCGTTGTGACGGAGATTCATGACCTGATCGAGCGGATCATCTTGTGCACCGGGAATTTTCTCTACCGCTACAACCAGCAGATCGGCGCCGCCTATCGGGAGCGTGACCTGTGAACCCTGGCAGCTTCGATACCGGCGACACGTTTCAGCGTGCGTCTTCAGGCGATGGAATTCTGTTCTGGTTCATCTCCACGCCTGCCATTCAGAAGGGCGGGATTGCGATAGCCCAGATGGTCGCCCCGTTCTCGACCGAGGAAGAGGCCCAGCGTGGCGCCGATCTGCTGAACGACCGCTTCCCCGGCAACCGTTGCTGGGTAGGCCGTGGCGAGTACGCGCCGGAATACGCCACCCCTGATCGTTTGGATCACGACGCCAAGCGAGCACGCGCCGACCTCGCCGGGCTTCTGTCCGGCATTACCGGGAGGTGCGGCCATGACTGAGCTCGATATCAAGAAGTCTTTGCGCTCGAGGAGAGGGCTGGTCCCGGACACTCCGTCAAGGCTGTGCGGGACGTTCAGTAGCGGCCTGCACGTGCCAGGCCCGCAGCAGATTCTCGACGATTTCCTTGGTCGCGTGGAGCGCGAGCCTGATCCCTGCAAGCGGTTGATGCAGGCGCAGCGTGCAATCGGTGCCTTGATGGGCCTGACTGCCGCCCAGGTTCGAGGTGCTGGTTTCGTGTTCTTCCACAAGGATGTGTTTCGCCGTCTCTCCGAGTTGACCGGCGAAACGGAAAACGCACTGGTGCAGATGGCGGGAGTAGAGCGATGAACCTGACCACCATCGGCGGCCAGGCCGCCACCATGACCAGTATCGATCTGCGGGACATCATCAACGAGGCGCGGGCCGCTGCGAATGAACCCCGCGTCAGGAATGACCAGTTCATCGCCCGGGTGCAGGATGAGCTCGGCGATGAACTTGGGGTATGCAAAAAAATTGCACACCCCCAGAGCGGCGTTTTGATGGAGTGTTACGAGCTCACTTTGGACCAATGCATGCTCGTCGGCATGCGGGAGTCCAAGGGGGTGCGCCGCAGTGTTCTGGAGAGGCTGAAGGCTCTGCGTGCGCCGATGACCCAGGCTGAGCAGATGCTGGCTCATGCGCAGATTCAGGTGCAACTCGAGCGCCGACAGCAGCAGATCGAGCAACAGCAGGCCCAGCACCAGGTCGCTATTGAGCGCGTCGAGCAGCGGGTCGAGGACCTGTCCGAATCCCGCGTTTGGGACCACTGCCCGCAGAACTGCATGCCGATCACCCGCATCCGTGAGGTGATCAATGACCGTTATGGCCTGTCGGCCACCGTGGTGGACGCAGTGGTTCGGCAGATGCCTATCAGCCCGAAGCCCTGGGGCATGGTCCGCAACGGCCACGAGAACGCCCAGGGCAGCCAGTACGCGGTCTGGGCGACCAGCGATATCACTGCGGTCTTCAAGCGCTTCGTCAGCGAGTGCGAGCGGGTTACCGAGACCCAAGCTACCCATCCCTATTTCCCGGGCCGGTTCCGGCTGGCCCCGAAGGTGAAGTCATGAGCAAGAAAAGCAAGCGCAATACCACCGAGCAGGTGACTCCTGAGTTTCTAGCCGCTGGCCGCCTCTACACCAGCATGTGCAAGTCCGGCTTGTCGCATACCCCAGAAGCCGCAACTGCGTTTCAGCGCATGTACGACGCAGCCCCGGAGTCGTTCCGCCAGGAAATGCACGACATGGCTGTGCAGATGGGGCTGATGCCTGCCGTTCCGGATGGCTATACCGACGACGGAGAGCCCGTTTACGAACTGGAAGGGATGGCCAAGCGGCTGGGCATTGATCCCGAAGAGGCGAAGCGCAAAGCCGAAGAGCTGGGCCTCAAGCCGAACACCCTCAAAGTCCATAGGGTGAACTGAGCCATGACCAACACCATCCAGATTCACCGCCACGCCCTGCCTATCGTTGAGTTCCGCAGCAGGCGCAACCTGACCACCCACCTCAAGCGCAAGATGCGGACCTTGGTGCAGCGCCTGGAGAGGGAGGGCTTGGCATGAGCAAGGTCGCCCACCAGTCCGATCCCGTGATGCTCAACGAGCAGTCCTTCGAGCAGTTCGGCAGCGACCAGGTTGCCTACAAGATCTGGTGCTCAATCGACACTGCCTTCGAGCTGCTGGGCCAGTTCGATCCCCCTGTAGTAGCCGAGGTTGCCCTAAACATCGCCGATATCCAGTTCGAGATCATCAAGGCGCGCTTCGCCCTGATGGTGTTGGTGAAGCGGCTGTGCGGCTGGCGCCCGGAAGATATCGATGAAGTATTGGCTGAGCGGCTCATGGAGAAGTTGCTTCAAGCACGGGAGTTGAGCGAATGAGTAGAGATTTCGGTTTTGTTTTCGTCCTGCACTGCCCAATCATGCCTGGTGTGTACTTGCTTGGTTGGAGCCATGGTTCCCCGCACAAGGTTGCCGAGGAACTCTCTAGTTCGCCCGCTGCCCCTCATGATTACGAGGTGGCCTACTACGCGGAGGTAGAGGAACCAGAAGTCTATCTGGGGCGTATTGAAGAGATGTTTTCCGAAAGCCGGTTTTCGCCGGATAGGAGCTTCTTCTGTTCCAAACTGATAGACCTGATCACAGCTATTGAGGGAGATGGCGAGGCATGGTCGACATGGGACAGTGATATGGCCGTGGAGGCCCGAAACCCAGGACAGGTTGATCGACGTAACCCGCTGTGGTTCGAGCAGCCACTGCACAGCCCGGGATACCTTGAGCGGCTGAGAAGGGGGCGCGAATGAGTTCGGTCTCGCCTGATGCATTACACCCTCTGCCGGAGCCGTTGACCCCAACTGACTGCGACCTCTCGACATTCGCATTCATGCCACTGGACGTTCAGCGATTGCTTACTTCCGAGACTTGGGTGCTTGGTTCTGGGGACGAGCGCGCCGCTGCTATGACTCTCTGGCTTGCCAGTTGGCACCAGGTTCCGGCCGCCAGCGTTCCCGACAATGATCGGATGCTCGCACACCTGTCCCAGTGCGCTCGTTGGGACAAGGTGAAGGCCCATGTACTTCGCGGCTGGGTCAAGTGCAGCGATGGTCGTCTGTACCATCCAGTTGTTGCTGAGAAGGCGCTGGAGTCTTGGGTTGAGAAGCTGCTGAATGCCATCTCGGGCGCCACCGGTAATGCTCGTCGCTGGGGTGTGGAGGTAGATATCAGCGGGCTTCAGGGGCAACTGGTCGAGGCGGTTGCTGCTTTAAAAAGCATCGCCCCGCAATCGCGCACCTTGAAGAAGAAGGGTGTAATAACTCTTGCCACGGGATCGCCACCCGAATCGGGTAGTGATCGCCCCCCGATCACACCCCAAATCGACCCCGAATCGGGTAGTGATCGCAACAGACAGGGACAGGGACAGGGACAGGGACAGGGACAGGGACAGGGATATTTAAAAGATCAAGAGCAGGCGCCGCAACAGCGTCGCCCTTCCCCTGAGGCCGGGGATGATCAACCGACGGAAAAGCCCAAGCGTGCTTCCCGCTTGCCGGAAGACTGGGCCTTGCCGGATGACTGGCTGGATTGGGCGCTGACTGAGCGCCCGGAGTTCAGCGAGGCGGACATGCGTAAGGTTGGGGAGGGCTTCAGGGACTACTGGTGCTCGGCTGCCGGCAAGGGGGCCACGAAGGTCGATTGGCTGGCGACCTGGCGCAACTGGGTGCGCAAGGAGAGCGCACCATCTGCAACTCCGCGGAAGCCGGCGGTGGGCAGCAAGCGCTACCCGTTCATCCCGCCCAGGGGCTACCAGCTCGAGGATCACGAGTTCTGGCACCCGCAGATGACGGACACGGTGCTGTCCACTCGGACCCACGACTTCAGCACCCTTGAGCGTTTGCCGGACGGGGAGGGCGCATGCTGACCCCGTCGGATATTTCCAAGCGCCTCGCTGATCGCGCTGCCGATGTTGCACGGCACCTGCTGCCTGGCGGCAAGCGGGAGGGCGCCGAGTGGCGTGCTGGCGATGCATCGGGCGAGAAGGGCAAGAGTCTGGGGGTTCACCTCGTCGGCGAGAAGGCTGGCGTGTGGTGCGACTTCGCCACCGGTGAGTCTGGCGACCTGCTGGACCTCTGGCGGCTGGCGCGCAACTGCGACATGGCGACGGCGCTGAGCGAAGCGAGGGGCTACCTCGGCGTGCAGGAGCCCAAGCTCATCCGGCCGGTCGAGAGCCGGAAGTCATACCAGCGACCGGACAAGCCAAGGTGCTCGACGCCGAAGGTGGACTCGGTGGTGATGGCGTACCTGAAGGGCCGTGGACTGACCGAGGAGACCATCAAGGCGTTCAAGATCGCCGAGGACGGGCAGAACATCGTGTTTCCGTACCTGCGCAATGGCTCGCTGATCCACTGGAAGAAACTCGGCGTGGAACGTCCTGGCGGCAAGAAGAAAATCACCACGTCGTCGGATACCGAACCTTGCCTGTTCGGCTGGCAGGCCATCCCGGACGGTATCCGGGAGGTGACGATAACCGAGGGCGAGATCGACGCGATGACCGCCTGGCAGTACGGGCGCCCGGCGCTGTCAGTGCCCTTCGGTGGCGGCAAGGACGGCAAGCAACGCTGGATCGAGTACGAGTTCGACAACCTGCAGCGCTTCGACGTGATCTACCTGTGCCTTGACGACGACGAACCTGGCCACCAGGCGACCGAGGAGATCGTTCGGCGCCTTGGGCGTGATCGGTGTCGCCTGGTGAAACTGGGTTGCAAGGACTTCAACGAAGCCCTGGATGCCCTGTACTACAGCGCCGACGACATTGCGGAGTGCTACGCCAAGGCGAAGAACTTCGACCCGGAGCGCCTGAAGTCGGTGAGCTCCTACTCGGAGGAGGTCAAGGCTGAGTTCTACGACCAGAACCCGGAAACTATCGGCATGGAGCTGCCCTGGAGCGCCTACGCCAACAAGATCCGCTTCCGGCCCTCGGAGGTCACGATCTGGACCGGCTGGAGCGGACACGGGAAGTCGCAGTTGCTGAACTACCTGGCCTTCCACGGCATGAACCGCAAGGGCAGCCAAGACCGGTTCTGCATCGCCTCGATGGAGATGCCGGCGCGGCGAACGCTTCAGCGGATGGTCCGGCAGGCCTCCGGGATGTCTTGTCCTTCGAGGGGCTACATCGACGCGATTCTCGACTGGCTCGACGGCAAGCTATGGATCTACGACCAGTTGGGCACCGCGAAGACGGGCGAAATGCTCGAGGACTTTCGGTATGCCGCGCGCCGGTACGGGGTGAACCACTTCATCGTCGACAGCCTGGCGAAGCTCGGCATGGCCGAGGATGACTACAACGGCCAGAAGCAGGCCATGGAGGCGTTGGTGGGGTTCGCTCACGAGATGAACGTCCACGTCCATCTGGTCGCCCACCCGCGGAAGGCTGACGACGAGGGTAAGCCCCCGGGCAAGCTCGACGTTCGCGGTGGCGCCATCCTCACCGACCTAGCCGACAACGTGTGCACGGTCTGGCGGAACAAGCGCAAAGAGATGGCCAAGGGAGACGACTACAAGGACCAGAGCGATGTGCGCCTGATCATCAGCAAGCAGCGCCTCACCGGAGATGAAGGCATCTTGGACCTGTGGTTCGACAAGGCATCCAACCAGTATTTCAGTGCGAGCACTCACAAGGCCCGGAACTGGGTCCACTACGAGGGCGCGCGGGAGCAAGCAGCATGAGCAACGTACAACCGATGGCACCCCGCAAGGTCATGACCAGGCTGGAGCGGGAGTTTCTCAAGGTGGCCGGCCAGGAGCTGGCGCAGGTCAAGGTGGGCGGTGCTGCTGCCTTGGCTGCGCTGCTGGTCATGATCGCCAACTGGCACGGCGACCGCGGCACTCTGGGCTTTCACGACTATGGCCGGCTCTGGTTGCTGGACGGCAATGCGAAGGGCGCGGCGGTGGAAACGCTGCTGCGCGATCTGTTTGGCCTGAACGGTCCGGGGGCGGCATGAGCAGAACTCGAACCTACGTGGACAAGCTGCTGGGCGATACCGAGTACCTCCTCGAGCAGTGGGGGTGGTGGCGAATGGATGGAATGGGGGTTCCCGGATATGTGTCGCCGGCCGCCGCTATCATGAGCCAAGCCATGCCAATGTCGAGCCCCAAGGCCTACCATGTCACTGACGATATGGCCTTGGCCGTCGACCGGGTCATTGCTCGACTCATCGACAGGGCGCCGCAGGCCGGCGACTTCGTGTGGCTCTACTACGGCGCGAAGTGGCCGGCCCTGCGCATCGCGCGTGAACATCAGATCGGCGAGGCCAAGGTCAGGGAGACGTTGAAGCTGGCGGTGGGCTGGATCGATAGCGCCCTGGAGCGGTTCTGCGAGAGCGCTTGAAGAAATAGTTTTACGCGCGGAATGAAGGGTGTTTTCATACCAGCGTGAATTGCTGTGAACGCAGCGTGACGCACTCGAAACCCGGCCCTGGCGCCGGGTTTTTTATTGCGTTGTCAGGTCTGGCGCGGCATCATCAGGCCCCCGTCTGACTCGATGTTTTCCTTCCTTGGCTTTCAGCGAGATGGACGGGAGGCCCGGAAGATCCCCTCTCCCGGGCCTTTTAGTTTCCGAAGGTCGAAACTCGGTAGACGGCAGTCTCACCTGCCACATCGGGCTGTAAGCAAAGTGACGGGTTACCGACCCGCAAGGCCTTCACCCTTTGCGATATCCAATCAATGCAGGTGGAGCGCAGGATGCGCACGGGGTAGTGGCCCCTATCCACCCGCACCCATTCCTGGCCCAGCCCTCGCGCTGGGCTTTTTCATTTCCGCCCCGCCGAGGGGATTCGAGACCATGAAAATGCCCGACAAAGACCCCATCACGTGGGCTGCGCTGCTGGCGTGGCTGTCTGCGCACTATCCGCAGCTGTACGCCGCCGGCCTGTCCTTTGTGGTCGCGCTGACCCGGGTGATCTACGGCGGTGGAACGCGGCGCCAGGCGCTGCTCGAGGCAACGCTCTGCACCTTGATTACCTTGGGCCTGATTCCGGTCCTTGAGTGGTTCGGCCTGCCACAGAACATGGCTACCGCTGCTGGGGTGTTCACCGGTTTCCTAGGGGTGAAGAAGATCGCCGAGTTCGCTGATCGGATCGCCGACTGGAAGTTTCCGCGCCGGGGGGCTGGCGAATGAAGATCACCGCTGACCAACTCGACCGCGCTACCGGGTGCGGTGCTGCTACTGCCTCGACTTGGGTTGAACACATCAACGGCGCCATGGCCCGGTTCGAGATCAACTCGCCCGAGCGTGTGGCGATGTTTCTCGCCCAGGTCGGGCACGAAAGCCAGAGTCTGCGCCGATTGGTCGAGAACCTGAACTACTCCGCCGAGGGTCTGCTCAAGACCTGGCCGAAGCGGTTCACGCCGACCGAGGCGAAGCAGTACGCCCGCCAGCCAGAGCGCATCGCGAACCGCGTCTATGCCAACAGGATGGGCAATGGGTCGCCGGATACGGGCGATGGGCATCGATACCGTGGTCGTGGCCTGATCATGATCACCGGCCACGACAACTACGCCGAAGCTGCACGCGCCCTAGCGCTGCCGCTGGTGGCGCAGCCGGAACTGCTGGAGCAACGGACCTGGGCAGCCATCGCAGCGGGTTGGTTCTGGCAGTCGCGCGGTTTAAACGATCTGGCCGACCAGGGCCGTTTCGAGAAGATCACCCTCCGCATAAACGGATCGTTTACCGGGGCCGAGGATCGCAACGCCCGGCTCGAATGGGCGCGTGCTGCGCTCAAGGGGGAATGATGCTCGGGTTCACGACGAAAGCCGAAGCTCGACAGATCGGCGTCTCGCACCATGGGAGCTATTACGGCATACCGATGTGGCTGGGGGATGTCGATAGCGATTGCCCCCTGGCGTTCGCCAAGTGGGCGCCGCTTGAGATGGTCGTCTCTCTGTTCTCGGTCATTGAGGGCATCGTCAACTCGATGCTCGATCAAGAGCAGACGTTCATGTTCAAGGTTGGTCGGAGGATCGACCAGTGACTTGGCGGCCCTGGTTGGTGGTCGCCCTGGTAGGCGCGCTGGTGTTCTGGCGCCTCGATCACGTGACCGCCCAGCGTGATGACCTGCAGGCCGCCGTCGAGCAGTCCGCCGAGACGATCACCGCCATGGCCCAGCAGGCCCAGCGCGACGCCCAGGCGCAGGTCCAGGCCGACGCCCTGGCCCGAACCTACCAAGCAGCACTACAGGCTTCCCATGAAGAAAACCAATTGCGCCGCGATGCTATCGGCACTGGTGCTCGCGTCGTGTACGTCAAAGCCCGCTGCCCCGCAGGCGGAGTGCACCAGGCTCCCGGAGCCACCGGCAGCGCTGATGCAGGAAGAGCCCTCCTTGCTGCCGCTGATGGACAGGTTGTTTCTGATCTCCGAGCCGGAGTCGAGCGACGCGAATTGATGATTGAGGCGCTGCGTAAGCACATCGCCGCCCTGCCGAGGTATTGCAGAAGATGATCAGTATCAAGCCAGAAGGGTTCCAGCAGCAGCTCGCCGACCTGACTGAGCTTGAGCAGCGGCAGATTCCTTACGCGACAGCCACTGCGCTTACGCGGACCGCTCAAGGCCTGATGGATCGATTGCGCGATGAGATGCGTGTCGTGTTCGACCGCCCGACCCCGTACACCCTGAACAGCCTGCGCATGGTGCCAGCCAGGAAAGACCGGCTCGAAGCGCGGGTTTGGTTCAAGGACGAAGCGGACGGTGCGCAGCCTGCATCGGTGTGGATTGCCCCCGAGGTCCACGGTGGGCCGCGTCGGAACAAGCCGGCCGAGCTTCAGCTCAGGGCCAAGGGGATCTTGCCCGAAGGTAAGTACGTGGTACCCGGCGCCGGTGCGGACCTCGATCGCTACGGGAACATCAAGCGCGGACAGGTCACCAGGGCGTTGAGCGGCATTCGCGGCTTCAGCCAAGCCGGGTACAACGCGAACGCCACTGATAGCAGACGGAGCAGAGCGAAGGGTAATGCTCGCCGCTACTTCGTCATGACACGCAAGGGCAAGCCTATAGGCATTGCTGAGCGCACAGGCCGAGGCCGGGATGCCGTCTCGATCATCATGGCCTTCGTGTCTCGCCCTTCGTATCGCCGCCGGCTGAGCTTCTTCGAGATCGCGCAGCAGTATGCCGACGAGAACCTGCCGCGTGAGTTCGAGGTGGCGATGCGCGGCGTGGCTGCTCGGTTCGCCGCGAGGCGCTGATTGGCGCACCAAAGTGGTGCGTCGCGGGTCCTCCCCGGGGTGCCCCCGTCAGAGGGTAATTCGAGCCTCGTTCTCGCTCTATATACGGGCATTTTTCACGACTTCCGTTTCCGGTTCCGGTTGGGTATCGCATGGCAACTCAGATCGAAGTGGCGAAGCACCTCGATCTGAGTGATCGCCAGGTGCGCAATCTCATCGCAGACGGTGTGCTGCCTGGCTCCAAGGGCAGGGGCGGGTTCGACGTGGATGCATGCCGGCTGGCCTATATCCGCTATCTACGAGGACTTGGAAGCGCTCAGGTCAAACCGGAAACGGCCCCTGACTCCGGCGATATTGATCCGCTGATCGAATACCGACTTACTCAGGAGCGCCTGCGGCTTACTGCGGCTCAGTCCGAGGCTCAGGAGCTAAAGAACGAAGTAACCAAGAAGCGGCTGATACCCGCTGAGTTCATCACCTTCGCTTTCGCAAAATTCATTCCGGCCGCCGGTTCGATATTCGATACGGTGGTCATGACACTGCGTCGCCGTCACCCCGATCTCACTCCTGGGCAACTCGACTCGATTAGCCGAGAGCTGACAAAGGCGCGCAACACTATCGCCCAGGCGGCAGATCGCCTACCGGAGTGGCATGACGAGTTTATCGACAGTGCAGATTGAGGCCTGCCAGGCTGCTATGTCAGCCGGCTTACTGTCTCTGCGCCGAGACGCGCCTCAGACTCCTGTGGCATGGGCTGACGATAATTTTTACCTGTCCAGCGAATCTTCCTACCAAGAAGGTCGCTGGGAGACGCTTCCCTACCAGGTTGCGATGCTCAACGCCATGGGCAACGACGAGATTCGAATCGTCAACGTGATCAAGTCCGCCCGCGTCGGCTACTCCAAGATGCTGCTGGCGGCCTCGGCTTACCAGATTGAGCACAAGCGTCGGCATATCGCGTTCTTTGTGCCAGATGATGGTAGCGCCGACCTGTTCATGAAGTCCGAGATCGAAACCATGATCCGGGACGTTGGAGCCGTCCGCGCGCTGGCGCCTTGGTGCGGCAAGAAGAGCCGGGACAACACGCTCGACATCAAGAAGTTCAGCCATGGCAAGCAGTTGTGGTGCCGCGGCGGTAAGGCAGCGAAGAACTATCGAGCTATTTCTGCTGACACTGTCATCTATGACGAATTGGCAGCCTTCGATCACGACATCGATAAGGAGGGGTCTCCGCTCGTCCTGGGTGACAAGCGGATTGAAGGCTCGACTTTTCCGAAGTCGATCAGGGGCAGCACGCCTAAGCTGCGAGGTCCAATCGATCGAGGCGGTTGCCAGATTGAGGGTGCTGTCCAGAAATCGCCACACTTGCTGCGCTATCACATTCCTTGCCCTCACTGTGGCGCTGAGCAGTATTTGAAGTGGGGCGGCAAGGATTGCGTCTATGGCATCAAGTGGGACCCTGAACAGCCGGAAGATGCCTGGTATGTGTGTGAGGCTACCGGCTGCCTGATCCGTTACTCAGAGGCGCTTGAGGCGCAGTACAAGGCGCGCTGGATTTGCGAAAAGACTGGAATCTGGACCCGGGATGGTTTCGACTTTTTCGATGTGGAGGGGGCGCCGATTCCTACCCCAGAGTCCATCAGCTTTCACATCTGGACAGCCTATAGCTTCTTTGTGACCTGGGGTCGGATTGCACAGGACTTCCTTCAGGCGAAGGGTAGTCGCAGCGACCTGAAGACCTTCGTCAACACAACCCTTGGCGAGACATGGGAGGAAGACCAGGGCGAGCGCGTCGAGTGGGACGTGCTGCTTGGGCGTCGCGAGGTCTGGCAAGGCGAGATCCCGGCCCAGGCGGTGATCCTCACTGGCGGCGGCGATACGCAGGATGATCGCTATGAGGGGAGAGTCTGGGCATGGGGGCCTAACGAAGAGTGCTGGCTGGTTTATCGCTTCGTGCTGATGGGTGATCCAGGTGGTGAAGAGCTGCGCCGCAAGCGCGATTTGGAACTGCACCGCCAATTCACTCGGAGCGATGGCCTCGTGATGAAAGTAGAGCGCTGGTGTTGGGATGCTGGCGGCCACTACATCGATCAAGTCTGCGACGACAGCAAGAAGAACGGCTTGCTTTGGATGATCCCAATCATCGGCGCACCGGTTTACGGCAAGCCGATCGCCAGCTTCCCCACGAAACGCAACAAGCGAGGCGTGTACCTGACAACCGTCGGTACGGATAACGCCAAAGAGCTGTTCTACAGCCGCCTACGACTGCCATTGGATGTGTCGAAGTCCCAGGCAGGCATTACCCAGCCCCAGGTAATCCATTTGCCGGCAAACGACCTTATTTGCGACGAGATGGAGGTCAGGCAACTGACCTCCGAAAGCAAGGTGCTCAAGGTCGTCAAGGGTGTACAGCAGTATCGCTGGGACAATCAAGGGCGCCGCAACGAAGCGCTGGACTGTTTCGTGTACGCCCTGGCCGCGTTGCGAATCAGCCAGCAACGTTTCGGCCTGGACTTGGAGAGGTTGGCCGCTGCGGGAGTTGAGGCGCTATCGCCAACTACGGATGAGCGCCCGCGGGTGCAGTCCTCTTACTGGAAGAAAGCGTGATGACCTACACCCTGGAACAATACCGAGCCCTGAAAGGGGCTGTGGCGGAGGGGGCGCTTTCGGTTCGCTATGCGGATCGCAGCGTCACCTACCGGTCGGTTGAAGAGATGCTGCGTATCCTCCGGTTGATGGAGGATGAACTGGGGCTTTCTGCGAACAACGACGGCGGACGCCGCTACACCTCTTTTTCCAAAGGCTACTGACATGAGCGTGTTCGAGACTTGGTTTCCCGGCCTGGCCGCGAGACGCGCCGAACTGCGCCTGAAGAAAATTCGCGCGGAGCTTTCGGCGGGTCTGTTGGCTCGACGCTTCGAGGGAGCCGCGGGCGGTCGGCGCAATGAAGGTTGGCGCTCGGCGGGGACCGATGCCAATGCCGAGAACGCCCCGGCGCTTGGGAGACTGCGCAACCGTGCACGGGATCTGCGCCGAAACAACCCTTATGCCGAGCGGGCGGTGACGGGGATTGCCGACAACGTGGTGGGTGCGGGGGTGGTACCCCGGCCCATGGCGCGCAGTGATCGAGCCAACAACAAGCTGGGCGCGCTCTGGCGGGCCTGGGCCGAGACGTTGGCCTGCGACGCCGACGGGTTGGAGAACTTTTATGGCCTGCAGCACAAGGTCATGGAGGCCATTGTCGAGGCGGGCGAATGCCTGGTCCGACGGCGGAAGCGCTTCAGTAGCGATGGGTTACCCGTACCGATGCAACTGCAAGTGCTGGAGGCGGATTTTCTCGATGAAGCGCGCAGTGGCAAGAATGGCAAGAACGAAATCATCCAGGGGGTGGAGTTCGATCCGGTGGGGCGGCGTGTCGCCTATTGGCTTTTCGACGAGCACCCCGGGAGTGCGCTGGCAATGCGCTCGTTGGAGTCGAGGCGCATTCCCGCCGAGGACGTGATTCACGTTTTTCTGTCCAAGCGCCCGGGGCAGGCGCGCGGCTACAGCTGGCTGGCGCCGGTGATGCAGCGCATGCGCAGCTTCGACGAGATGGAGGACGCGATCATGGAGCAGGCGAAGATCGCGGCGTGCTTCGCGGCCTTCGTCACCAAGGATGAGTCGATCGCGGGGCTCGAACGAAAGAGGCCGCCGCTGATCGAGCGGATGGAGCCAGGGCTGATCCAGGAGTTGGGGACTGGCGAGAGCGTGAGCTTCGCGGCACCGCCAGTTTTCAACGGCTACTCCGCCTATTCGTGGCAGGCCCTGCATGCGATTTCCGTGGGGCTTGGAGTGCCGTACGAACTGCTGGCCGGCGACCTGAAGGGCGTCAACTTCTCCAGTGGCCGGATGGGCTGGCTGCATTTCGCCAGGCGGGTGGATGTATGGCAGTGGCGGATGCTGATTCCGCAACTCTGCGAGCCGGTCTGGAAGTGGTTCATGGAGGCGCAAGCGTTGCTGCCTGGCGGCGTCCTAGAAGACGCCTTGTCTGAATGGGTACCGCCGCGGCGGGACATGGTGGATCCGAGTGCCGAGGTCAGCGTGATCAAGGATCGCCTGCGCCTTGGCCTGATCACACCAGACGATGCGCTGCGCGAGATGGGCTACACCGACCCGGACGATGTGCTGACCCGTTATGCCGCCCACCTGTCGAAGGTGGATGAGCTCGGGCTGGTCTTCGACTACGACGCGCGCAAGGTCTCCAACGGGGGCCAGGCGCAAGCCAAACCGCAGGGGAGCAATTCCCAGCAAGCACCTGAAGAGACTTCAAAAGATGACGGCAATGACCCAGACGCATGAGACGCCGATGCTGAGCCTGCGCGCCGCGGTGCGGCCGGGCTCCGTCGATATCGAGAACCGAACCGCTGAACTGACCTGGACTACCGGGGCGAAGGGGCGGCGCTGGTCCTGGGATATCGGCGCGTATATGGAAGAACTGGAGGTGACGCCCGAGGCGGTCCGACTGGACCGGCTGAACAACGGCGCGCCGTTCCTGAACACCCACAGCGCCTGGGAGTTGGGTGACGTGGTTGGCGTCGTCGAACGCGCCTGGCTGGAAGGGGGAGCGGGGCACGCACTGGTCCGCTTCAGCAAGCGCGAGGATGTCGAGTCGATCTTCCAGGACGTGCGCGACGGGATCCTGCGCAATATCAGCGTGGGCTATTCCGTCCATCGCTACGAGTTGATCGAGGCCCCTGACGATAAGCTTCCGACCTACAGGGCAGTGGACTGGGAGCCAATGGAGCTCTCCCTTGTGCCGATTGGATTCGACGATGGGGCGAAGGTGCGAAACGCCAAGACTCCTGCCGACTACCAGGGCCAACGTTTCACCACCCTTTTCGAGACCCGGGAGGCCGAGACGCCGACCGAACAACCGGCCGCCGTGGCCAACCCAAGAGAGGAAAATGCAATGACCGAAGAAGAGAAACGCGCGGCCGAGGAGTCGATTCGCCGTGAAGCCGCCGAGGCTGAGCGCAAGCGCTGCCTGAGCATCCGCCAGATGGCGCGCAAGGTGGGGCTGGACGAGGACGTGGCGGAGGACTTGATCTCGCGCGGCGTGGCCCTCGAGCAGGCCAGCGCCGAGCTGATCGACAAGCTGGCCGAGCGGCAGCAGTCCGAGCAGCCGGAAAGTCGTAGCGCGCACGCCGGCGTGACCAGCGATATCGACCTGTCGGTCGTTGCCGCCAAGCGCGAGGCGATGCAAAACGCCCTGCTGCATCGCTGCAACCCCAAGGTGAAGCTGGAGGAGGCCGCCCGCGAGTTTCGCGGCATGCGCTTGATCGACATGGCCCGCGAGTCCGTGGAACTGGTTGGGGGGAAGGTCCGCGGACTGACCCCGCAGGAAGTGGCGCGCGCTGCCCTGGGCTGTGACCGCCAGGCGTTCCGGGCAGCGGGCATGCACACCACCAGCGATTTCCCGCTGCTTCTGGGCAGCACCGTGAACCGAACGCTGCGCGATGCCTACGAGCTGGCGCCGCAGACCTGGCGCCCGCTCGGCCGCCAGACCACCGTCCCGGACTTCCGCGAGGTAACCCGCGTGGCGCTGGGCGATATCGCCGCGCTGGAGAAGGTCAACGAGCACGGGGAGTACAAGTACGGCTCCCTGGGCGAAGAAGGCGCGCCGATCAAGGTGGCCAAGTTCGGCAAGATCATCGCGATCACCTGGGAGGCGATCGTCAATGATGATCTCTCGGCGCTGACACGTATTCCGCAAGCGCTGGGTGCGGCGGCGGGACAGACCGAATCGAACCTAGTGTGGGATCTGCTGCTGGGTAATCCGGAGTTCGTCGATGGAGAGGACCTGTTCTCGGATGCGCACGGCAACGTCGCCGCCAGCGGCGGCCCGATCAATACCGCCACACTGGCGGCCGCTCGTGCCGCGATGCGCAAGCAGAAGTCCAAGGCCGGGCATTTCCTCAACCTGGCGCCGGAGTTCCTGGTGGTGGGGCCGGACAAGGAGCTGGAGGCCTTCCAGTTCACCAGTTCCAACTACGTGCCGGCGAAGAACGCCGACATCAACGACAGCCGCAACGCCTCGCTGACGGTGATCGTCGATGCGCGCATTACGGGCAACCAGTGGTACCTGTACGCCGCGCCGGGCGTCGTTGACACCTTTGAGTATGCCTACCTGGAAGGCGAGCAGGGCGTCTTCACCGAGACCCGCGAGGGGTTCGAGGTGGACGGCATGGAGATCAAGGCGCGGCTGGTCTTCGGCGCGGCCTGGATCGACTACCGCGGGGCCTACAAGAACGCCGGTAACTGATCGGCAGAGTCAAGCTGAAGGGCGCCACGGGGCGCCCTTTGTGTTTCTACGAACTCCTTGCGAGGTTAATCATGAAGACCTTCATCCAACATGGCGACATGCTCACCGTCCCCGCCCCCGCTGGTGGAGCAGTATCGGGCAAGCTGTACAAGGTCGGCGCCATCCTCGGCGTCGCCGCAACCACCGTCACCGATGGGCAGCCCGTCGAGTTGAAAACGACTGGCGTGTTCGAGCTGCAGAAGGTGGCCGCCCAAGCGTGGGTCGTGGGTGATCCACTCTACCTGGATGCAGCCAGTGGCGATCTGACCAATGCGCCTAGCGCGGGCCTGGTCCTGGTGGGGCTGGCTACCGAGGCGGCAGCAAATCCCTCCGCGGTTGGCCGCTGCCGGCTCAATGGCGTTTCGGCTCCAGCGGCTGAAGGTGCAGGAGGCTAGTCCCATGGGTTGGGCGAACTGGCGGGATCGCCTACATCAGACGGTAATGAAGACTTTCGCCGATGGGCGGGCGACTCACCAGAGCGCCTCGGGCGCGCCACCGTCCTGCGGCTTCGAGGTCATCATTGATCACAACCTGATGATGACGGGTCCGGAGGGCATGTTTCAGACAGACAAGATCGGGATCAGTTGGCGCAAGATCGATCTGCCCGGCGCGAGTCGGGGTGACGTGTTCATCGTGGGTGGTCAGCGCTTCATGGTTGAAGAGATGGTTGCGGACGATGGGCACATCCTGACCGCCGCCTGCAGGAAGGACCTATGCTGAAACCCAACGTCTTGACCGTGGGGCGACGAGCGTTGCTGGCGCGCCTGCAAACGATCACGCCGGCCAACGGCTACCGCACGGATGCAGGTACCCGTGTGCTCTCCGGCTGGCTCAACGAACTGATCAAGGAGTGCAGGCAAGGCTTCCCGCTGATCGTCGTTCAGCCGGCCAAGGAGCAGCCGCCTGAGCATCTCGACGCCGGCGTTCGCTTCCATCGCGGCTTCGACGTGGTAGGCGCGGTGCAAGGCGGGTATGACCACTATGAAGAAGCCCTGGAGGACCTGCAGCTCGACCTGCTGGCGTGCCTGATGCCTGCCCCCAAGGGGCAGTTCCTGCGCTGGCTGCCCCGAGACCGCGGCATTACCGGGCTGACACTGGGCGCGCCCGAACCCTACCCGCCGGGTGATGCGGTGGCCGCTGCCGTGATTCGAATCCCTGTCTATCTGAAAACCATCATCGAGGGGTAACCCATGAAGAGCGAAACCCAGGCGCCGGCTCCGGTCGACGCCGCGCCGTCGGCTGCGCTGAATAAGGCCGTCGAGGTCACCCTGGCCAAGGTGCATTGGCACCAGGGCAAGGAGAAGGCGGCCGGCGAAAAGATCAACGTCAGCCCTGACCAGGTTGAATTTCTGCGCCGCGAAGGCGTGATCAAGAAGGAGGCCTGATATGGCTATCGAGAAAGAGACGTACGTGATCGGCGGACCCTTCAAGATCCGCGAGTCCGGTGCTACCACCCCCTTCCAGTTCGCTGGCCTGGTGTCCACTATCCAGCAGACCATCGAGACCAACGAGATCACTTTGCCGGATACCACCACCCCGCAGGGCGGTGAGTACGATGCCGTTTCGCGCATCACTTCGGTCGGGTTGTCGATCAACTTCCGCGAACTCAAGACCAGCATCCTGGCTGCCTTGGTGTGGGGGGACGCCACCAACGTTCCTTCTGCCACCCATACCGACGAAGCGCACACCGCCGTTCCGGGAGGCACGATCGCGCTCGACTTCATGCCGCTGGAGATCACCAGCGTGAAGAGCGATGACGGCAGCACGACCTACGAAGAGTTCGACGACTGGAACATGACCGGCGCCGGCATCGAAATCGTTGAAGGGGGGGCGATCTCTGCGGCCACGCCGATCAAGGTGACTTACAAGTCCGCCACCGTGGATGTGATCGAGGCGCTGACCAACAGCGGCAAGACGTTCGAATGCCTTTTCGAGGGTGAGAACGCAGCCGGTACCCAGCGCCGTATCCAGGCGCGCTATTTCCGGTGCCGTCTGAACCCGTCGAGCCAACAGGACTGGCTCAATACCGAAGACTTCCTGGCCGCCGAGGCCACTGCCAAGGTGCTGATGGACCCGACCAAGGTCGGCGCCGGAAAGTCGAAGTACTTCAACATCAAGAAGGAACTGGCTACTGCGTGATATTGGTCCTGTCAGCAGGTTCGCTCATGATTGCCCCGCTATGGCGGGGCTTGTGTTTCCCGGAGGGTTGAAATGTCTAGCTTTACTGCGAGCAGGGTTGTGGATATCGATGGGGTTGAAATTACTGTTCGCGAACTTAGCGTTGCGGATGTTCGAAAGCTAATGCAAGAGGTCAGTGACCAAGACCTCGTCAGTAATGCTCTCTTCGAAGATATCAGGCTTTCCGATCTGTGCCTGATGACGTCGGTTACGGAGAGCCAAATTAACGATCTCCGGCCTAGCCAGCTCGCCAAGTTGCGGGATGCATGTAAAGAGGTGAACCCGCATTTTTTCGGAATGCTGGGCCGTCTCTCGAAACTCCGCGACAAGCCTTGAGGAGTTTGGAGCGCGCCATTTGCGTTCTGGTGAGGCTTGGGCATCACCACGTCCTTGAATATCCCTGGTCGCTGTTCTTGACCGCGCTGAAGGCTGAATGAAATGGCTGACGTAAAGATCCGGCTGACTGCTGACCTCGATGATGCGCTGCGCGAGGTGTCAGGTTTCCGCAAGGAATACGCCGAACTGGTTAGGCAGGTCGCGCAACCTCTCAAGCGTTTAAACGATTTCACTGCTCTCGAAAGCACCCTTGAGGACACGCAGCGCCAGGCGCGCTCGGCGCGCGAGCAGATCCGCACGCTCGGCAACGAGATGGCATCGACGATCAGGCCAAGCCGCGAATTGCAGCAGGCTTACAGGGACTCCATTTCTGACTTGCGAAGCCTGGAGCGGGCAGAGACCGTCCAGATAGCCAAGCTCGGAGCGATGCGCCGGGAGTTGAAGCAGGCAGGCCTGGATACGAGGAGCCTGACATCCGAACGTCAGCGGCTCCAGCGGGAACTGGATCGAAACCTTCAGGCGGGCCGGAATGACGCTGCCACCACCAGCCTGCGGCGACAGGCGGCAGCGATCAAGCAGAGCGCGATCGAGCAGCGCCGCTTCAACATGGAGCAAGCGCGTAGCACCCTAGGAGTCGCCAGGGTGCGCGAACTGCAGACTGCTATCGGGCAGTTGAACCAGCAATATCGCTTGCTTCAGTCCAGCGGAACGCTATCCACAAGGGAGCTTGCCGTTGCGCAGCGGGCGCTCAAGAAGCAGATCGCGGAGACCAAGAACGAACTCAACTCGCTTGGTGCCGGCTCGCGGCTGTCGAGCATCGGCTCTCTCCGCGGGAGCGGTCCAGCGTTGGCGGTTGCGGGGCTCTCCGCCGCAGTAGGCGCTGCAACGGCGAAGTTAGCGAACGGGGCCGACACTGTTGGCCGGCTCGATTCCCGGCTTCGCCTGGCGACCCGCTCGCAGGAAGAGTTCAACACCGCGCAGATCGAACTCGACCGTATCGCGGATGATGTACAGGGCGACGTCGGCGACCTCATCGGCCTCTATTCGCGGTTGCAGCGCCCGCTTCGGGATGTGGGCATGGATCAGCGCGCCGCCCTTGAAACTGTAGAGGCGGTGTCGCTCGGCCTGAAAATCGGTGGGGCATCTGCCGAGGAGTCGGCCTCGGTCATTACCCAGTTCTCCCAGGCCATCGCCAGTGGTGTTCTGCGGGGCGAAGAGTTCAATACCGTTCTGGAGTCCTCGGATCGCATTGCTGGCGCCCTGGCGGACTCCTTCGGGGTGACTGTCGGCCGGCTTCGCGAGATGGCTGCCGCCGGCGAACTGACCTCGGAGCAGATCGTTATCGCGTTGCGGAAGGAACTGCCGAAGCTCCGCGAGGAAATGGCTTCGTTTGCCCCGGAGATTGGTGCAGGGCTGAACCGGATATTTTCCGAAACCCAGAAATACTGGGGGCGTCGCGCGAAGGAAACAGGCATCGTCGACTGGGTTGCGAACCAGTTGAACGATGTTGCCAAGGGGATCAACACGGCGAATACGCTGGTGAAAAAGGGCGAGGGCAGCCTCACAGCCACCCTCGCCGCCGAGAAGGCACGCCAAGAGCAGATCGTGAAGCGCCAGAACGATGCCCTGAAGCGGGCTCGGGATCAGAACGTCGCTGATCTCCAATCTGAGGTTGTTCGTACCAAGGCGCTGCTTGATCAGTCCACAAAGAACCTCAACGACGCGCTTTCGCGCCAGGCAGATGTCCGCAAGGAGTTTGCCGATCTGGTGAAGGGTATCCAGGCGACGCCCACCTCCGGAACGCAGACCTTCGGTGATGCCACTGCGGCCCAGGCCTCGGCTCGCAACGCCCTGACCGCTGGCAACAACCAAAAGGCGATCGAGGAGGCGCGCCGCGCGCTGCAGATCCTTCAGCAACTGAAGGACGCTGGCGCGAACAGTTACGGCTTCGAAGGCGTGGCCAAGGAGGTGGAGCGCATCGCCAACAAGGCCGCAGAGGTCGAGGCTGGTAATGCCAAGGCTGCGGATGACGTCAACCGCCTGAACCTGGCCGACCTCGAGGAGCGCATCAAGGCTGTGCAAAACGTCGAGGTGTCGTTCGGAATGGACTTCGAAAGCGCGGAGACCTTGAAGCAACAGGTTGCCGATATCGCCGCCGGACTGGCTGAGCAGCTTGTGATACCTATCACGCTGGTTCCGCCTCCGGAGATGGGTTTGCCTGGCGTGCCCAGCATCACCCCCAAGATACCCGGGTTTGCCACTGGTACGCAGAGCGCTCCTCCTGGCATGGCGTGGGTTGGGGAACGTGGGCCAGAGCTGATGATGATGCGCGGAGGAGAGCGCATCTTCAACGCGGTGCAGTCGCTGCAGATGTCTCAGAGGTATCAACGAGTCCTGCCCGAGATACCAGAGATTCCGCCCGCGGCACTTCAGCAGGCGAATCCATCTTCGGCCATGCAGAACCTTGGCTCGCTGACCATTAATCTGGGTGGAGACGATGCCGGTTTCACCGTCTTTGGGGCACACGATACGCTCCGAGATATACGCAAGGCCGCCTCGAAGTTCGGGCGGACGCGCCCAAAATGACCAAGCCCGCCTCGCGCGGGCTTTTTTATGGAGTTGGGAATGATCATTCCGAACGTGATGCTTGGGGGGATACCGATCGTGATACACGGCGGCGCCCCGCAGTGTCAGTACCAGGCTGTAGATGGCGGAGTCGAGCGATTGAGACTCAGCGGAGGTGCGGCAGTACAGATGACGCACTGGCGCAAGACGGCAATCACCATCAGCGGTTCAGGATGGATCGGGACGGGGATGCTTGGACTCGACTTCGACAACCCGCTAGAGCTGCGATGCAATGCGTCCCTCGGCATCTCGGGTCGTACTGCCGCCGACCGAGTATTCACCATCCCGGGCGAGGTTCGGCCGGACGCCGGGCCATGGGGGCTGGCGCTGGTCGGTCGTGAGTGGGTCAGAACGATCGTGGCGTCCGCCGGCCAGGTGGTAACGGTGTCGGAGATTCCTGGCGCGCAACTTTACCGCGTCGAGTGGTGGCCGCTATTCCACGTCTTCGCGTCGATCCCTCCTGAGGCGCTTGACTCTTCGAACAACAGTCGGACCTGGCAGATTGTCGCTGAGGAAATCTGATGCTCAACCGTGGACCGCTCAATAGCGCTGCGCTGAACTCGGCCGGTCACTCCAGTGTGCCTGGTCCTGAGCCGATCATCCCAGGCTTCGCTTTCACATGGCGCGCTATCGTGCGGGTTGGCGATGTTGACGTTACGCCACTCCTGACAGGGGAGATTGAGGTCGATCGTGAAGAGGGCGCTGCTGGCGTCGCGTCCTTTTCGATCTATCTCGGTGACGACCCTGTTGTTCCTGCGGACTGGATCGGTCGAACCGTAACCATCGACTATGCGACGGAGACCGCCGGGGAACTGAGCCAGGGCCGAAGGTTTACGGGTAGGGTTACGCAACCAGCCTGGAACCCTGTCCGCCGAGTCTTGGGCGTCAGTTGCACGGACCAGTTGCAGCAGCGTGTGGAGGCCATGGCAATTGCGGATGTCGATGCCCTGGTGGGTGGTAAGTGGTCCGCCGATGTGTTCGAGTCCGTCGAAGGTCGCTCGCGTTGGGATTATGCCCAGGAGCGGTTGACTAGCGTAGTGGGCAGCTTGGATTGCTCAGCCTACGGCGCTCTTCGCGTCACGTCATGGCATTCTGTGGCGCCCACCTTCGAGTTTGGACCTGGATCAACGGTATACGGATCCCTTGCGGTCGAGCTTGCCGACCTGAGTTCTCAGACGAACAGGGTCGAGATCGAATGTGACTACCGATTCAGTCGGCTGTGGCAATGGAATATCAACTATGGATGGAAGGCGCCAGGTACGGACGGGCAGGATGGTGAGCCAGGATTTTGCAATTGGCGTCCGGAGTCGCACGAACTCCCGGATACGGAAATGGTTGAGTCGGCAACCAGCAGCTCAGGGCAAACGCTGATCCAATCGTCGACTGAATACTATCCGCTGCCACCCACTGGCATCTACTGCACGCCTCCGCAAAGTTGGGCCAACAAATACACGGGGCTGTTGCTAGGCGCCGACTGGGCCGCAGGGCGTCGCTGGGTGCAAGCGGTTACGGAGTCATACCGAATAGCGGTAGAGGTGCAACCTAGCGTGCTGGCGACCGGACCAATCATCAGTCGCTCCCGGGCATCGTTTGAGATTGATAGCGATCTCGCCGAGTCCTGGGAGAGTGCTGCTATTACCGGGGGGAGTTCTGGACACATTGATCAGCCCAGCGAGACGCGCAGGATTGGCGCGCTGACATGTCTGCTTGAGCAGGCTCGAGCTACTCTCGTCGGTGCTCATAGGGGGACGACAGTGAGCTGGGACTGCCCTACATCCATGGTCATGGCGGTCGATTTGACGCACACCCTCAAATTCGATGATCAGCGAATCAAGGCTGTAGGTAAGTGTCGCCGTGTGCTTGATCGCTTTGACCTTGAGAGTGGTTCCGCGATAACCACCCTGAGTATTGCTGTGATGCGCGGTGGCGGAGGAGATTCCGACGTCCTCACTCCTCCTAGTGGCTCTGGGGCTGCCCCCGAACTACCAGCCTTCGATGGGCGCCTTGAGTCGCAAATCGCTGGTCACCCGGATGACCCACCATTCGATGAATCGAAAGATGGGTTTTCCGGTAACTACGACAACTACAACAGTCCACAGCCTCGTTATCCGAGGCAACTACGCATAACTGCTCCCGAGATACCCGCCTCGCTCCGCGATGAATATTCGCCGGAGATCGGTGCGTCCTTCCGCGTCTCGGTTCCTGATGATTTGCTGGAGATGTAGCCATGGGCCAACGCTGGATCAATAACTGGCAGACAGAACTCTCAGGCCCGCTGTCGGCGGGTGGGCTCTCTCTCACCATCCCCGCTCCCGCGGCTGATCTTCTGCCCATCTCGGGTCCTTCTGATTTCGTCCTGCTCACTCTTGCCGATGAGTCAGGCTCTGTTCACGAAGTGGTCAAGGCGACGGCAAAGAGCGGCGGGAATGTCACTGTTGCGAGAGCCTCTGAGGGTGTGGCCGTTGAGTGGCCTTCGGGCTCGAAGGTGTACGCGGCGGCGACGGCGGGAACTCTCGCCAGCATCGAGAGACGAATCACCATCCTCGAGCAGTCTGGTCCCGGGCCTGGTGGCGGCACGTTCAAGGCGCAGGAGATCAACGACTCGACTCCGGTAGTCCTCGCTTCGGATACAACGATCGTACGCGTATCCGCATCGTTTGATGGTAATGGTCGCGAATTGGTTATACCTCTGCCTGAAGAAGCCGAGGGGCGTTCTCTCTTTGCAGTCTTTGACCTGGACGTGGTTGTGCAGCCAGCCGCCGATGGTGTTGTCGTACTGAGTAGCGCTGCCAGTGGCGGGGTCCAGTTGTGGGGGCTCGTTGGTTCCGAGTCTTGGCTCTCGGTATCTGAGAACAACTCTCGCATCGAGTTTGTATCAACCTCAGGGCAGAAGGCCTGTTTCTTCAAGGCGCTTGTGTACAACACTGGTGCTACCTACCTCTACTTGCTTGCATCTGGTGATTTCCAATGACCCCGGAACAAGAGCGGCGAGCAATCGGCGCGCGTTTAGAGGCTGAGCGTCGCGGTACCGACCACTCGATTGCGGATGCACTGACCCGGATTATTCGTCCGGAAACACAGAGCCGTCCGCTCCGCAGGATAGATCCACGCGGGGCAGTAGCAGCGCGTCGGGGGACCGCCAACTACAACGGAGAAGGGAAGCAAATCGGCGGTGGAGGAATAGCCAGCCCTCTTACCGAGCCGACGGCTAGCGCTCGGGAGTATTTCGATAGTGTTCTGATTCCGACTACCGATGGCCTGGCATGGGCCAGGTTTAAGAGCGTAAAACGGATTGTCATGCAGGATGCTAACGGGGCTGAGGTAGTGATGGAGTTCAAGAATGCCCTTTCCTAATAGCATTCTCGATGACGCGCCCGATGTGTGGGGATGGCCCTGGCATGGGCTGATCAAGCAGGCGATTGGCGCTGGCGGGGCCGTCCTTACGCTGCCTAGTGGCGCGACCATGGATATGCCAAGTATCGCGCTCATGCAGGATAGCTATCTATGGGATGTTGGGATGCCGGAGCCGGCTGTGACGACCGACAACCCAGACGAGCAGTGGCTGAGCAAAGCGATCTTGCGCGGATCTGGACAGTGCTATGGCGGCATGGACGCCGGATCGGCTGCTTTTATTCGCGGCCGAACGGTCAGCGCGACTGTCAGTACCAGCCAAACTGGCGGCCTGCTTTGGTTTGATGTGTATTTCGTTGATCATGGCGGAGCGGTCCCGATCGAACAGCAAGCGACATCCAACATTCTGGGATGGCAGGATCTAGGGCTTGAGTCCTCCCCGCACAGTTTGAGCGTGTCGTTAATCGATAGAGGTCATGACGGCACGCGCAGACTGTACCTTGTGAACTATTTCAAGAGCGCATCTGACACCGGGGCGCGTGCCGCTTTCGTTGAACTGCACCTGCAGCCGACTGGTAGCGCTGGGTTCTTCGCGACACTATCGGTTGTCGCTACATATCCTCAGGTCAATTACCAGATCACGGCAATTAGCCTTCCGGATGTTGATCTCGATGTGTATACCAGAATCTGGCGGGCGGATAGCGGAGGTTACGAGCAGGGGCCGGAAGCGCCGCCAGGTGAGACTGTCGAATACTCGGTGCGCTCTGGCAATTGGCAATTAACATGTGCTGTGGAGCGTATTTTGTGGATGTGGTACGGAACCTCTGGAGCCCTGGAGCCATTAACGTACAGCGTCCTGCAGACCTGGGACTGGTCGCGCACCGGAGGAGTTGTTGGAGGGGATCATGTCGAAGTCGATGAGGTCTATTCGGTTCGGTACGACCTTTCTCTCGCTGCTGGATCTGCTGGGACTACGCTTCAAGTCGCGCACCAGTCTACATCCCATTCGAACATGGGGTCGCCAGATTCCACTGGCACCGACATTTCATGGCAAGACTTTATCAGTGGTGCCGCCGTTGCCTCCGGAAACGTTACGGGCCAGCCTGGCGGCGAGCATGCAATCGCGTTTCCAGATAGGGCGACCTTTCAGGATGTGAGCGACTCGACGAACGAAATTCTGTGGTTCCAGTCGTCGCTCAGCTCTTTCAGCGGGCAGCCCAATATCGCCGTACAGTCCTTCTCGAACAAAATTCTTGCATTGCGTTTCTTCAGGGATGACCGGCAGAACGGTGTTCAGCAGCGCTATATCAGCCTCGCCCCAGCAGTAACGCCGCACGGATCGCAAGGCGCCGAAATTTTAGATTTCGACGCCGGCGCGCTGACCCAACAGCAGCGCGAGCGCTGGCTGAGCGGTGCATACAACCCGATAACGGGCGAAGTTCATCGAAACGACCCAAGCGGCTACTTCGCCTGGGTCTGACATGCGAATTCACAACCAAGGAGGAGCCAGCATGACGCCGGCCTGTGTGCCCCTGCGCATTGAGAAAGGGGCGACGTTCCGAGACGCGCTGCGGATCATGCAGCCGAGCCTTGTGTACAGACCGATCACGCAGATCGCACCGACCGCGCCTGTCCGGCTGACCATCCCTGGGCACGGGTTGCCTGGCACTTGGCTGGCCTGGGCTGATGGTGTCCAGGGCATGCCCGAGCTGAACCGCGCTCGACTTCGGCAATTGCCTCACCGGGTCGCGTCCATCGACGACGACACGATCGAGATCAACCTGCTGTCAGCCGTTGGGCTGGCGCCTGTTGGCGGACAGTTGATCTACCAGCCACCTGTTGACCTGGCTGGCGCCGAGGTGCGGATGCAGATTCGCGATGCGCCAGGCGGGACTGTGCTGATGACGCTGGCGCTCGGCTCTGGCCTGGATCTCGCCGGCGCCGGAACGATCTCGCGCGAGATATCGGCATCGGCTACCGCGGCGCTGGAATGGTCGGCTGCGGTCTATGACGTGGACGTGACATACCCGGATGGGACTGTACATCGGTACTACAGCGGGCCGATCACTGTGAGCCATGGGGGAGGGTGCGATGGATGACGCCGCGGAGCCCTGGGCGCTGGCGATCGAGGTTGATTGCGAGCCGCTTGTGCTCAGCGAAATGCAGGAATACGCAGTCACCGTGACGCCGCCGGCCGATGTGCTTGTGGTTGTTGCGGGTGACCAAGGGCCTCCCGGGAGGGATGGCGTAGACGGTGCCCAATGGGGCGCGACTGATTGGTGATGACATGGCTCAGATTCGATTTTTCAAAGTGGCGACCCTGCCGGGTACGCTGGAACCCGATTCGTTCTACTTCGTCGAGAATGGCAGCTACTCGGAGTCCTACCTGACGAACAGCGCCGGCGTGGCACGCTCGATCGGCAACAGCGTGATGATCAACGCGCTGATCAACGAGGCGCTGGCAAGCCTGCCAGGAACCGGCGCGCCGATCCTGTTCGTTGCGGATATCGCTGCACGCGACGCCCTGGAGCCGGAGGGAGCCATTTTCGTCCTGGTTCAGGATGCGAGCGCGGACCCGACAGTCGAATCCGGCGCTGCGCTGTACGCATGGAACCCGGCGACCAGCGCCTGGCTGAAGGTGGCCGAGTATGAGTCGATGGACGTCGAGCTCAACTGGGACGCGATCAACGGGCGCCCGACGTCGACGCCAGCGCAGATCGACACCGCCGTTTCTCTGGCGCACACGCACGCGAACAAGTCGACGCTCGACAAGTTCAGCGAGGAGGGTGGTTTGCTGCGCTACAACGGCCAGCCGATCCCGGCCGAGTGGAATGGGACGGCCTGGTAAATGGCCGTCCTCCAGACCCATAAAGTCGTGGCGCAACTCCCCGCGTCGCTGGAGCCGAACGCGATCTACTTCGTCCGGCGCAGCACCGGCTACGACCAGTTCGTCACCAACGGCGCGGGCGTGGTGGTTGCCTATCCGATGAACGTGCGTATCCCCGCGGCTGTGCCGGGTTATCTCGCCGACGGCTCCATGCTGAGGCTCACGATGAACCCTGACGGCCAACTGCCGGCGTCCACCGCCGTCGGCGCAACTCTCAACCTGCAGGTGCTTTTCAATGGCTGATGTACGACCGACGAAGTTGCAGAACGACGGCAACGGCTACGGCAGTCTTCGCGAGTTCGCCGACGGCGACACGGTGCCGGTTGCGCTTGGCGGAACAGGAGCTGCAACCGCCGCTGGTGCGCGCACGTCTCTTGGGCTTGGGAGTGCTGCAGTTAGACCTGCCCTGGGTTCAACTGGGGCTTTGTACTCGCGAGACAGTATTCTCGGCGCTGTTTCGCAGTCGAGCGGCGTACCGACCGGTGCGGTGATTGATCGCGGGAGTAACGCGAACGGGGAGTATGTGCGGTTCGCGGATGGGACTCAGGTCTGCTGGGCTGAGCGCGCGTTGAC